GCGACGTCGAGGCCAGCATCGAATTGCGCAAATTGCCCGTCACCACCGGCATCGGCCCGCCGGCGCCGAGCGGTTCGCGCGATTCCTCGGCCAATGCCCAGGCCGCTTCGCGCGCCACCTCGAGCGCCGCCTCGCCTGAATTGGCGACCCAGGCCTCGACGGCGAGCGTGAACGATTTCGCGTCGCTGACTTTGCGGCGGTGGCGCCGCCTGACCGGCTTGCGCGCCATCAGGCGAGCGGCCGCGCAGCAGCGCCGGCGACAATGACGACGTAAGCCGCCGGCAGACCGGCCGCCGGCCGCGGCACGACCTGCTTGATCTCGTGCGCCGCGCCGTCGATGCCGATCAGATCGTCGAGCCGCGGCTCGACCGTGCCCGGCTTGACCACGACCATGATGTCGCTGCCGAAGACGCTGGTATTGTCGACATACTTTTCGCTGACGCCCTTGGCCACCGCGTCGAGCACATAGGTCGTCATCGTCGGCGCCCCCGGCTGCCATGGCACCTCGCCATATGCATAGTCGGTCCGCACCAGCACGATGGCGCCCTGGCTCCATTGCGTGAGCTTGAGCGCCACCCGGCCGCGCATGAAGGCATAGGAACTGTCAGGCATCACACGACCGGCAGCTTGAACGGCTCGAGAGCCATCTCGAGCGTGACCAGCAGGCCGGACGATCCGACGGCACCCTCGCCGCCCGCCCAGTTGTACGTGCCCGACCAGACGTCCGGCACCGCTTCCGCCCGCAGCGCCGGATCGCGTCCGCGCGCCAGGTACTGCATCCGCACCTGGTCGACCACCAGCGCCACGATATCGGCCGGCACCGGATCGGCATCGCCGCCGTAGGAGGCATCGAGCCCGAGCAGCCAGCCGGCCTCGTATTCCACGACGATCGGCCCCGATCCCGACCACGCCGCCGGCATTCCGCCGACGCGACGGCCGATCAGTCCGGAGCCGTAGTGCTGCCAATCCTCGTTTTCGACCAGCACCGCATCGCCGTCGGTAATGGATATGGACGCGATCGGCACGCGCCACGGCAGCATCAGGTTTTGCCGGCCGCACCAGTCGCTCGAGAACGTCGCGCGCAGGAGCTCGCGCCCGAACGTCGGCGGCAGGGTGCCGGCGCGCTGCAGGTTGCAGTAGGTCGCCGCCGCCGCCGATGCCGCGTCGAGCAGCAGCGCGACCTGCGTCTCGTCGAAGCCCTCGCCGCCCAGCATCGCCATGGCCACGTCGACCGAAACCAGCCGCCTTGCCGCCGCGTCGGCCGCCGGCACCACGACCTCGAACAGCGGCGGCACGGGATAGGGCGAACGGTAATAGCCCGGCGAGTAGGCCCATGCGTAGCTCATCGCAGCACCACCCGCGGCGGATCCGCCGGCGGCCGCGGATCGACCGTGCGCGCGTCGCGCCCGTGTTTGACGATCAGCAGCCAGTCGAGCGCCGTTCCTGGCCGCGCCTCAGTCTCGCGCAACGCCATCCACATGGAACCGCCCCACGTCACGCCGTCGCCGCGTCCATACTTGTCGCCCTGGCGCCACGTCCCCTTGTGAATGTCGGCCAGCGTCGGCTTTGCCAGCCGGAACTCCTTGACCTGCTCGCCGCGGCGGAACCGGAACACTGCCGCCATGGGTTCGTCGACGACCTCGAGATCGTCGAAGCCCAGGCCGTCGGCGCCGTCCTTGCCCGGCTCGCCGTCCTTGCCGACGACCGTGCCGATGTCGAGCACCGCCCCGTTGTGGCAAAGCAGCTTGAGAAAGCCGTCGCGATCGACCACGGCGTCGACGATGCCACCGCCATCCTTGCCGGCGTCGCCCTTGTCGCCTTTCTCGCCGCGCTCGCCCTGCGGCCCGGCGACCGGCTCGCGCGCCGCCAGCGCCTCGAGCCGCGGCCCGACGTCGACGAGCTCGCGCCGCAACGCCGCCATGGCCTCGCCGTCCGTTGCCTTGGCCGCCTCGAGCGCATCCAGGCGTCCGACGAGCGGCGCCAATGCCGCCTTGACGAGATCGCGCAGGATCGGCGCCAGCGTGTCGACGATGGCCGGAACGTCGCTCTGCTTCATCGCGTCCCCCGTCAGCCGACCAGATCGAGCGCCTTGCGCAGCTCGCGCTCGAGCAGCACGCCGGCCGCCATCTCTTCGTCGTCGCTTTCCGCGTCGTCGTCCGGCTCGTCGTCGGCCGGCTGCGCCGCCGCCGGCGCCGTCTTCGGCGCGAACGGATCGGCGGCCGCGTCGCGTTTGGCCAGCGCCTCGAGCGAAAAGTCCTGCTGCTGGCGATAGACCGAATCGCCGCCAGTCACGCCCGGCAGGTTGAGCCGCTTCCGCCCCTCGTTCGGCGTCAAATAATTCCGGCCCTGCTCCAACGTTTGCATCTGCGTCGAGGTATCCATACGCAACAGGTTCTCGATATCGAACTCGACGCCCAGGTCGGCGCGGTCCGTCAGCCCGAGCCCGGCGTCGAGGCAGGCCTCGGCATCCTCGATCAGCGACTGCAGCGACTGCGTGTAGTATTCGACGTTCAAGGCCTGCACGTTGTTGTAGCTGGGCATGGCGCCGACGCCGATCTTGTAGGGCGGGACGTGATAGACCGAACAGACGACCTCGGCCGTCCATTTAAGTTGCTCGATCATCTGCCCCTCTTCCGCCGTCAGGCTCATCTTTTCGTATTTGAGCCCGTCGCCCAGAATGGCGACCTTGCCGAAATTCTTTCCGGAATATTCTTCCTCCCATTTCGACTTGAGCCGGCGCACCGTGTCTTCCGTGATCTTGCCCGGCGCCGTCAGGATGCCGCCGGGATGCGCCGCGTTCTGGTAGAGCCGCGCGCTGTGGCTCTGGATGTTGAGCCCCTGCAGCGTCGCCAGCGCCGACGCATAGACCGGCGGAATGCCGACCAGCGCATGATGCAGGCAATTGAAGCGGTCATGGATGATATCGGTCGACGGCGCGACCACGTCGAAATTGTACGGCACGCCGACGAGCTGATCGCCGCCGAGCTTGTAGTACGGCTCGCCGTCATCGCTCACGAGCACCTGCACGCGGTCCGGATCCAGGACATGCAGCGCCACCACGACGCGCCGCTGGTCGTGTTGCTTCAGCACGTAGGCATTGCCGCGCGACAGTTTCGACAGCATCCAGCGTTCCCAGAATTGATTGCGCGTCTGATACCAATTCGGCTTGCGCAGCACCGGCGAATAGGCCGGGTTGCTGGACTCGATCCAGATCCCGTCGGCGGTCCGCTCGACCAGCCGGCACGGCAGCTTGCCGATGTCGCGCGCGATCAGGGTGCGGCAGGCAAAATCGGCGTGAAATGTCGACGCCGTCGCGACATTGAGCTCGACGTTGCGCTGCCAGGCGCCAGGAAACGATTCGCGGACCACGGGATACCAGGGACCGGACGGCACCTGGTAGGCCTTCCGCAAGCGCGGCAGCCACGCCATCAGCCTAGGCAGCAACGGCATTCGCCCCTCCGCTCTTGCCGCACCAGACCGGCACGTAACCCTGCATGGCCGCGATCCGCTCGGCGTGCGCGTCGTCCCACGCCACCGCGGCGACCTCGCCCGGCCAATGCCGCGCCGCTTCCGGCGAGGCGATCACCGCATCGAACCGCGCCCCCGTCTCGAGCACCGCCTCGACGTCGCGCCACAGCGTCGGTCCGTAACCCAGCAGCAGCGCCCGGCCGACCGTGTCGCGCCGATAGTGCCGCACGACCAGCGCATCCCGTCCGGCGGCCGCGATCCGGTCCGGCTTGACCTCGCCGGGATACGTCAGCAGCCGCAACGTCTTCGTTGCATAGGCCCGCTGGTGCCAGGCCGCGACGCCATCCTCGAGGCCCCATGTCGGCGCCTTGGGCAGCATCGCCGCAAGCCAAGACTGATCGCTGCCGACATGCCGGCGACCCGCTGCCGCCGCGCGCTCCGGCGTGAACGTGGTAAAGACTTGCGGATGACTGCCGGCTTTCAACATCCACAAACTACCGTTGCACGTCCGCCGGCCCGCCGTGCCGCGCGCTATCCTGAAGGCCTCGCCGCCGGCGAACAGAGGATCGATTGGCGCCACCACCACGACGTCGAGATCGAGCTGCACCAGGACGTCGCCGCCGAACAGCGCCGCCGCGTCCGGCCGGAACATGGCGATCCGGCGAAAGCACGACGGCCGGCCGTGCCGCCACGACGGAATCGTGACCGCCTCGAAATCCCCCGGCGGCCGGATGATCCTGACGCGCCGGTCGATGCCGGCCGGCATGTCGGTGACGCACGCCAGATCATGCGGCCGCGACAGGTTGCGGCGGACCATGTCCGCCCAGACGTTGACGTGCGCCGCCGTGTAGGTCGTTTTTCCGCCCGGCTGCGCCCACAGCCACGTCAGGACCGTCAGCACGCGAACCCGTGCCGGTTCGCCCAGGCAAAGAACAGCGGCTTGCCCTTGAAGGCATCGCCCATGAAATGCAACACCGCCGCCTCGCTTGCCTCGTCCTCGACGCTGCGCATGTAGCGGTTCCACTTGTCGAGCGGCACGAAGTTGACCTGCAGCCCTTGCCGCTCATGGACGCCGTAATCGTCCGGCATCGGTAACAAGGCCCGCTCGAGCGCGACCATGTCGTCGCACATGACCTCGCCGCACCCGTCGGCGACGCGGCGCAGCAGCGGCGCCA